GCGCTGGCCGCCCAGATGACGCTTGGCCCCCTCCCCGTCCCCGGCGGTCCCTCCACCCCCAAGGCCGCCGCGTGTAGCGCGACAAGAGGTTCTGGAGTCTGGGACAAGACCTATTAGAGCACTCAAATTGTAGCGCGGGACGGTTCGGCCGGCTCGGGGGTCGGCTTCGAGGCGTCGCGGGCGCTGTCGAACCGGTCCCATGTTCGCCGCCAGTCCTCGGGGGCGCGGCGTTTCATTTCGGCCTGGCGTTCGAAGATCCTGGCCTCTCGATCCGTGATGATCATGACGCGCCTCCTGGTGGGCTCACTGGCCACTGATTATCAGCTCGCGCCCCTCGGTGGGAGGGCCGCTCAGGCGGTAGGTCAGGCTGACCGGCTCGATGGTGAACCCCGCGAATAGCGCGCGGACCTCGGGGCGGTCGTTCAACGTCAAAATGAAGCGGCCTTTGAGGGTCGATAAGAGGTCTCTGAGAACCGTGAAATCGGCCTCTGAGAACATGCCGGGACCATAGTCGTCTTCGTTGCCCCAATAAGGCGGGTCGATGAAAAAGAGCGTCTCCGGCCGGTCATAGCGGCGGATGAAGTCGGCGAATGGGAGGCGCTCGATGACGACGCCGGCCAGGCGGGCATGGACGTCTTCGAGCATGGGTTGAAGGCGGGTCGCGTCGAAGCGCGCGCCACCCTGATAGATCGCCCCGAAGTTCCGGCCCGAGACCTTGCCGCCAAACGCGACCCTCTGAAGATACAAAAACCTCGCCGCCCGTTCGAGGTCGGTCAGCGTCGTGGGGTCGACCTTCTGCAAGCGCTCGAAGGCCTCGCGCGTCGTGAGCTGGAAGCGGAGCATGTCCAAAAACGGCACATAGTGGCGCTGGAGGATGCGGAAGAAGGTGGCCACGTCGCCGCTATAGTCATTGATCACCTCGCAGGACGGCCGCGACGTCCGGCGCAGGAACACCCCGCCCATGCCGACGAACGGCTCCGCATAGAGGCCGTGAGGCGTCGCCGCGATCCGCTCCACCAAGCGGCGCGAGAGATTGCGTTTGCCGCCGATATAGCCCGCCACGGGTCTGACCGGGGTGACGGGCTGATGAGTCGACTCCATCTGTTTTCACACTCACAAATTCCCCGCCGGTCCGGCCGGTGGGGGGATCTGACCTGGCCCGGGCCAGGTCGGGTGCGCGTCGCAAGCGCGCGGCGGAGGGGTTGCAGCCCCTTCGCTCCCCTCTTTCGAGGGGTCGTTAGGTCTTGATGCAGTAGAGGAGCGCGACGTTCGTCGGCCGGGTCTCCGTGCCTCCGGTGGTGCTGGTGATGCCCTGCACGGCGGTGGCGATATTGTCGGCGTGGACCTGACCGGTAGTGGCGGCGCCAGGGCAGTCGGTCGCGGTGCCGCCATAGACGAACGGCTCCTCCGAGCCCGAGCCCGCGCCAATGCCGGAATTGTGGTTGTGGGCGGCCAGGCTCCCGGCCTGAGTGGTGCCGAGGGCGCGCCCCGTATCGACCCCGCGCCCGCTATCGAGACCGCGCACGAACTCGCCGCGCAGATCCGGCAGGTTGAAGGTGGTCGCGCCGTCGCCCACGCCCCAGAGCGTTCCGATTGCCGCGAACAGCGTGGCGTAGGTCACCCGGTTAACCGCCGCGCCGTTACAGGCGAGCCAGCCGGCCGGGGCAGCCGCCATGGCGAAGGGCATGACCGCCCCGGTGGGGGTGGCCAGCTGCATGGCGGCGGCCACGAAGGCCGTGGAGGCGAGCTGGGTCGTCGCTGTGCCGGGGGCGGCCGTGGGCGCGGTGGGATCGCCGGTGAAGGCGGGACTATCCAAGGTGGCCAGAGGGTGACCGTTCATCTCCAGCGGCTGACCTGCGGCGCTGGCGGTCAGGGTCGCCCACTGCACCGTGCCTGTCTGGTCAGTGAATTGCAGGATGGCGGCGCTGCCGTCGGCCGGAGCGAGAATGCGGATGCCGTGGTCGCCTGAAGCGGTGAAAGCCGCCAGGACCCCGTCCACGGTCAGATTGCCGGTGATCGTATCGCCGGCCTTGTTCACAGGGGTGAAGGTCAGGGCGGTCTCGACGTCCGCCAGGGTCAGAACGACCGCGCCGGTGCGGGTGTTGAAGCTGGAGACGAAGGCTGGGAAGTCGCCGGTGATCAGCGCCAGAATGGCGTCGCGGAGCTGGGTGTAGGTCCCCTTCACCGGCGCGATGTCGGCGGCGGCCAGGACCGCCATGATGTTCTCTTGCAGGTCGTTCAGCCAGGCGCTGTCGATGACCACGGCCTGCTGGCCGGTGAGCGGATTGGGCGGGACGAACAGGCCGCCCACATTGCCGGGGGTGTCGATGCGATGCACGGCGCGCTCCTTAAGGGGTCACGTAGACAAAGGTGGGATAGGTGTGGTCGGGCGCGGAGCGGCGGACCTCGTGCTCCAGCACCACCAGGGGCGTGACGGTCCCCGCCGGCACATGCACCGTCATGATCCACCAGAAGACGCTCGGGCCATCATTGACCGGGTCATCGGCGTGGCCCGTGTCGGCGCAGAGGGGCGTGTTGTAGGAAATCGTCGCGGTGTAACCGAGGGTCTCGGCGACGGCGATGAAGTCCGCCGCGCGGGTGATGCCTTGGGCCGTCAGACGCGCCGCCAGGGCGGCCAGGCGCCCCGGAATCGTGGTCGGCGCCGGGATGGCGGGATCTGGCAGACCCGCCGTCGTCTCCCAGGCCACGAGCAGCTCGCTCGTGGTGCGGGGGTCCGCCTCCTCGATGAGATCGAGGCAGCGGCCATCGAGCCTGGCGAACTCATCGGAAAGACCCAGCGCCAGCAGGCCCATATTGCTGGCGGGATCGCGGGGCCACGCCAGGCCTGGCGGTTGGAGCCCCAGCATCTGCTCCTGGTACTGCGCGGAAGTGTGAGGGCCGGGCGTCATAGCCAGGTGATCTCGCCCAGCACCGGCAGGAATCCGGCGCCGGGATCGATGTCTCCGGCCGGGGAAACGACGTCATGGTCCGTCTCGCCCGCCGCGAAGCTGATGGCCTGGTCGTAGTGGCTCTTGAGGATCGCGGCGCTGGGCGCGCCCTCCCGCGTGAAGAGATCGGCCAGCTCGGCGGCCACGGCGGCCTGAACGGCGGCGGTGGAGGGCGTGAGCTGGATCTGGAAATCCACGGTGAGGATCTGCGGCGCCTGGGCCGTGACGATAGCCGTCACAGGCGCGACACTATCGAGATAGGCCTGCATGGCGGTGATGTCGGCCGCCAGTGGGAAGATGTCGGGCCTGCCGTCATAGACGAAGAAGACCTGGACGGTGCCAAGGCCCATCCACAGCGGATATTCCCAGGCCCGCGTCACGCCTGGCTGGCTGAGCGCCCAGGCCACATAGTCGCCGGGACCACCACCCTTGGGGGCGTTTTGGATGCGCGCTTCCAGGCGCCCGAGCAGCTCGGCGTTGGTCTCGGGGTCGCTGCCGTTCATGTCCGCCGAGACGGTGAACTGGCTGTTCACCCCCGCGATGGGCGAGGCCAGGGTCAGGATCACGCCGGCCAGAGCACTCCCCGCCGAGCCTGGCGTGGAGGCGGCGATGGCCGGCGTGACGACGCCTCCCTCCACCGTGGCGTCCGCCGTGGTGACATAGGCAAAGCCGTCGGATCGCAGGAGCACCGTGCCCTCGGGGACATCGGTCCCGTCCGGCGCGCCCACGGCCGCCGCGCCCGCCGCCGTCCCCGTGGCCGCCGAGGCGAGCTTGGGAAAGATGCCCCAAAAGCTCGCCCACCGCGCCAGGTGATCGCTGTCGGCGGTGTCCGGCATGATCTGGTCGGCGATGTAATCGAGATAGCCATACATCCCGTCGCAGGCCCCGGCGTGCATGGCGGCGATGCCGTTCAGGGTGCTGCGGCGCAGCCGTGAGTCGGCGCCGGGGATGCGTCCGTTCAGGTCGTTGTAGGCGTTGGTGATGAGCTGGGACCGCGTCGGCCGGGTGAAGTCGCTCATGCGTGGGCCCAGACATAATCATAGTGGAGACGGCCCGGACCGCTCGGCCTATCGACCTCGACGGCGAGCCCCAGCCACCCCCGCTGTGGAAAGGAGGCTGTCACCTCCACCGACTCCGCGACGCCGTCGTCGATGAGCCACTGGAGCGCGTCGAGAGCGTATTGCCGGGCCTGGATCAGGACGGCGGACGTCTGCTTGGCGCGGGACAGCAGCCAGAGCTTCGAGCCGGTCACATCCCCGGGGATCGGCGCATAGGCGTCCGCCCACCAGCCGCGCCGGTCGGCATTCTCCTGAGGCAGGGCGTCGTCATCATCGGCCCGGGCATCAGTGAAAATGCTGATGATGATTGCGGTGTTCATCCCCTCGTCCGATTGCAGATCGCCGTTCAGGACGGCGATGTCGGCCGAGAAGTCGCCTTGGATGGGGATCAGGGCGATATCGGTCACGCGCAGGTGACCTTCTCAGAGCCCGTCTCGATGAGGCCGGTCTCCAGATTGACCTGGTCGCCCACGCGGGCCACGGCCGGGCCGCCCGTGGCGGCGAGGCTCACCGTGGGCGCATTGACGATGACCTCGCCCTCGGCGTCCACCTGAACCTTCATGCTGGTGGCCAGATAGATGCCGTCGCGCTTCAGCCGCACCGCCTGGCCCTGATCGTCATAGATGGCCACCTCGCCTGGCGAGAGGGCCTTGAGGCGATAGCGGCGGTCCTCGGTGGCGATGACGACGCCATGGCCGCGCAGGCCGCCGACACAGACCATCACGGCCTCGGCCTGAGGGAAGGGAACGGATGTGAAGCCGTATTCCTGGAAGCGCTCGATCTGATCGGCTACCTCGTCCGCCAGAAGCTGGATTTGCACCTCCTGGGCCATGGGCGAGTCATTGATGGCCGTAAGGACGCCCCGGGCGATGCTCATCATCGCCCGGCGGTGCGCGTCCCGGACGGCCTGTTTGAGGGCCTCGATCATGTGGGCGGCAGATTCGCGAGAGCCGCGACCGTCGCGCCGCCGGAGCGGCCCTTGCGGGCCTTGGCGCCCCGGCCGGCGTTGCGGCTGTCGAGCTGAGAGAGGCCCGCGCCCTTCACTTCGCCCAGGCTATAGGCCTCGGGCCGGGTGACGTTGATCTCGGTGAGCGTTCCGTCCTCGGAGGCCTTGAAGACCACCTCATTGATCAGCAGCGAGCCCTGGAGGCCGAGGTCGGCCGCCGCCACGGTGACCAGGCTATTGGGCGCCCAGAGGTTTCCCGCCGCGTCGCGATCCCCCGTCACGGTGAGCTTGCCCGTCTGCGACCGCCCGGCCCGCACCGTGGCGGCGAACTGGGCCCGGTCGCCCGCCGAGGTGGTGGTGGCCTGCTCCTCGGCGAGGATCAGTAGCGGCCGATAGCGGGTGACCTGGCTGTCCGTGGCCTGGGACTGCACCTGGAGCGCGTTCACCCCATTGTCGCCGTCATGGCCCTGGCGCTGGCCCTTAACCACATACAGCGAGAACCGGTCCTTAGCGTCATGCTTGGCGGTCCCATGAACGACATTCTGGCCGAGGGTCAGAGAGCCGGCCGCCTGAGTGGAGCTGGGCGTCGCCAAGCTCAGATCGCCGGTGGGCGTCTCGATGGGCAGAATGCCCCGCTGCTGGACGAGGCGGTCGATGGCGTCCTTCACCCGCTCGCCCTGTTGCAGGGCGAAGGCGGGGATCGAATCGCCCGTGTCGGCCGCCGCTGTGACCGAGATCCCGAACGGCTGGCACAGCGCCGTGATGATCGCCTCAAGCTTGAGGTTCGACCAGCGCCCCGGCGTGTTCATCGCTGAACAGTCCACCAGGTCCGCCGTGCGTCCGCGCCCCCGCAGCTTGACGCTGTGATCAGTCCCGTCCAGCTCTGGCTCGACCTCATCGACCCAGCCGGTGAACATCAGCTCGCCGTCGATCATCACCTTGCAGGCATTACCGGTCTGGACGGGCCACTGGGTGGGCTGCCCGGGCCAGCGGTCGGTGCACTCGATCTCGAAGGCGCCGGCCATGGTGTCCAGGCTCTTGGTCACCTGGATCGAGGTCCAGCCGCCATAGATCTGGCCGTTGATGGTGAGCTGATAGCCTGAGGTGTTAGGCATTGGAGAGCACCTCCAGCGTCTGGCCGCCGGGGACGAAACTCGGATGCGGAATCGCGTTGCGGGCGATCAGCTCATCCGCCCGGGTCGCGTCGCCATAAAGCCGCTGGGCGATCAGGATCGCCGGCTGGGTGTTGGGCGGGGTGTAGGCGTAGAGTCGGGCGAGGGAGGCACCCCGCGCGGTCACATCGGTGATCATGGCCAGACGCAGGGCGTCCACGGCCCCCGCCAGGTTGTCGTCGCCGCTGTCGGCGATGGTGGTGGCGAGCTGATCGAGTTGATCGGCGACGGGGTCGCGGATGCTCACCGCGTCGTCATATGAGGTGAAGGCCATGTCGGCGATCACGCTCACCGCCGAGGCCGCCGCCGCCGCATTGAGGATTTGACAGAGCGCCGCCTGGTTGGCCGCCTGGGTCACGCGGTCAGGCGTCGTGGGGGCGATGGCGGGCAAGTCCGAGCCGAAGCCGATCAAGCCGTTCTGCTGGCCCGTGGCGACGCCGGTGGGCCCCACGAGCTGGGTCAGGGCGTCGTCGGCATAGGTAGCCAGGGTTCCCACCGCGCCAACCGTGGAGAAGATGGTCGCCGCCAGAGTCCCCGGGTCGGCGAGCAGCGTCTGAGGCGCGGAGCTGAAGGTGGCGAGGCTCTGAAGGAAGCTGAAGGCCTGGAGCGGATCGGCGCGCACGAGGCCCAACGCCCCGCTGATCGCCGCGCCCACGCTGCCCACCAGGCCCTGAGCCGAGACGTTCACGAAGCCCGCGACATTGGCCACCGAGAGCCGCGTGGTCGCGCTGGTCGCCGCCGCCGTCCCGACATTGGCCGCCGCAGCCACCGCGGCGCCCTGGGTGTCCGGCGTCGCCGCCGGAGTGGTGTCGGCGCCGGCCTCCACGAAAGGGATCGAGAAGCGGGCCATGCCGCCCTCCTCCGTGGAGTCGGTGACCTCCGCGCCGTTATCGACGCTGGCGGTCTTGGTCCCCAGATAGGGGTGGATCAAGGTGCCGGAGCCACTGGCGCGGATCGCCGCGATCAGGGCGTCGCGGGCGAGGTCATAGTCATCGCCCACCACGAAGCACTCGATGGTCCAGCGGTCGGCCGCGCGACCCAGATCCTCGGCCCAGGGCTGGTCGCGGCCCGGATACTGATGGATGGCGTTGCGTCGGCCGAAGGTGGCCCGGCTCTCGCTCACGAAGAACGGCACCCCGCGAAACGATCCCTCCTGGAAGCGGTCGCGCCAGGTCATGCGGGAAGCACCCCGCGCGAGGCGCTCGCCTCCACGCCGGCCCCGCTGGCCTTGACCTTGGTGTCTTTGACCTTGCCGTCCTGATCGAGGCGGACATGCACGTCCACGCGGCCCTGCGTCGGCGCGCCGGCCTGGGCGGGAGCGCCGGGCGGTTTCGCCATGGGCTTGGGCGGCGGGGCGGCCGATGGGCGTGGGGTGGCGGGATGAGCCGGAGCGGACGCGCCGGGCTTCGGCGCGGGGGCGTGGGCCGGAGCGGGCGGCGGGGCGTGGGGCGCGGCTGCGGCGGGACTTCCCGCCACGGTGAGGGCGAGACCGCCCGCCTTGAGCAGACCGCTCAGCCACGCCGGCACGCCGATGGTGATCCGCTTCCAGGCGTCCGCGAAAGCCTTCTCAACACCCGCCATCAGGTTCGCGAACCACGCGGTGAGACCGCCCCAGGCCTTCATCACCAAAGCGACCGGAAGGACCACCGAGGCGGAGATCGCCGTGAGGGCCACGCCGACCCCCTTGGTGACGCCGGCCCAGAGGCCGGCGAAGAACGGGCCGATCTGGCCCCAGTGCTTGATCAGCTCATAGACCCCGAACGCCAGGGCGCCGACGGCCGCGACCACCAGGCCGATGGCCAGCGCGATCACCCCGATGGGGTTGGCGTCCATGGCGACATCGAGGGCGAACATGGCGTCCGTCGCCAGGGCGAGGGCGGGCGCGAACCTGAAGATCGCCCCCGTCGCCGAGATGATGGCGCCCGCGATCTCCAGGCCCTTCATGATCCGCAGGAGGGCCACGAACTTACCGATGGCGGTCACCGCCGTGATGACGTTGGCGACGAACTCCACCCCCATGATGCCGCCGAGTATGATCAGCACGGTCTTGAGGCCGCCCACCTGGTCGCTCAGCGCCATGAACCTCGGCACGATCCAGCCCACGAAGTCGAGGAGCTGGCTGAAGAGGTTGATCAGGGCCGGGAGCTGATCGACCAGCTTGCCCATGCTGTCGGCGAAGCGCGTCACGACGGAAGGTTGCAGCTTGCCCACCACGTCGGAGAGCTTGTCCACCAGCCGGCTCATCACCGGGAGCAGGCCCACGCCGATCCGCATCTGGAGACCCTGCAATACCAGGGCCATTCGGTTCTTCTTCTGGATGAACTCCTCGGAGGCCTTCGCGTCCTCGGTGGTCATGACCGCGTGGGCGGCGTCGAGCTGGTTCTCGAACTTCTCGATCTCTTCCCGCCCGGCGGTGAGCATCGGCAGGATCTGGTAGCCGGAGCGGCTGAACAGATCCATGGCCATCTTGGCCCGCAGCGTCGGGTTCTGGATCGCGCTGAAGCCATCGACCAGGCGCAGGAACGCCTCATGCGGATCGGCGCTGAGCCGCTTGGCGTCCCGCATCGAGATCCCCAGGAGTTTGAGCGCCTGGACCGTCTCCTTCTGACCCTGGAGACCATTGGCGAGGTGTGTCTGGAAGCGGAAGAAGACCTGGCTGAGGCCATCCTGATCGACCCCGAGCTGCTTGGCGGCGAAGGACAGGCGCTGCATCTGTTCGACCGTGGCGCCCGACTTGATCGCCGAGTGGAGCAGCGCCTCGCCGGTCTCGGCCACGCGGTCGGTCAGCTCATAGAGGCTCTTGCCGGCCTCGGCCGCCGCGCCGATGACCAAGCCGCCGCCTAGGAAGCTGGCGAGCTCCAGGCCCTTGAAGCTGTGACCCAGGTGCTCGGCCCGCTCTTCCAGGCCCTTTAATCCCCCGCCAATGGCGCGCAGGGGGGCTGTCGCCCGGTCGAGGGCTTGGACGATCAGGCTAAGTTTCAGATCCTTCATAGATACGCTTCGCCTGCTCGTGCCACATCAGGATATCTTCGTCGTCCATCGCCAGCAGCTCGGCCGCGCCGAAGTGGAAGGCCCCCGCTAGGTCGCCGAGGAGGTCTCGCCACCGCGCAGGGAAGCGGGCAAAAAACCCTCGATCACCTCGACGATGCCGGCGATGTCCTCGGCGTCGATGAGGTCCACGGTCGCGGCCGGCAGGCCGGTCACCCGGGCGATCAGGCCCAGCGACTGGCCAGGCTTGCCCGCCTGGGTCTCCTGCCAGCGCATGTCGCCGCCATTGAGCCGGCGCACCTCCACCTCGGTAATGCTCTCCTCGGTCTCCGCGCCGCCCACCACGCGCAAGCGGCGGGTGATCGGATGGGTGAGCTGATAGGTCTCGCTCATGCCAGTTGCTCCGTGGCCGGCGGCCCGGTGAACTCGATCTTCGCCTTGCCGTCCTTCTGGGCGATGCTGGGCGGGGTCGAGCACCACGCCCCGGCGATGGACCACACCTGGCCGGTGTCCGCCGTGAAGGTGATCGTCGAGTTGGTGATGCCCCGGTAGAAATCGAGACTGAAGCTGGCGTCGATGGCGACGTTCACCTCCAGCTTCGATTCCATCACGGCCTCTTTATAGCCGTTGACCTGGTTGCCCTTGACCACCTCGCGGGTGACCCCGCCGGGTTCCAGGGTCGAGTCGTCGCCGCTCAGAACGACGGTGCCGTCCACCGCGATATCGGCAAGGCCGAGAATCTTAGCCATGAGTGCAGCGCCCTCCTAGAACGCGAAGTCGATTTCGCCCGCGAAGATCAGCAGGCCGCTGACGATGTCGGGCGGGATGTAGGCGTCGATCCGGGTGGGATCGCCGGCGTTCCGCTGCACGTTGATCAGCGACTGGAAGGTGCTGATATCCTCGATCAGCGCGGCGTCTTCCCACTGACCGGCAAGGGCCACGATCTCCGCCGTCAGGATCTTCGGCGTCACCACCGCTTGGCCGGGCGCGACGGTCAGGCCGTCATTAGCCAGCTTGTGGCGCGGATATTTGGTGGCGATCATCGCCCTCAGGGTGAAGCGCAGATAGGCCAGGGTGAGCATGGTGGTGACGTCCAGATAGCTGTTATCCGGAAGCCCCTGGGCATTGAGCTGATAGGTCGTGATCGGTCGCTCCAGGAGCACCTGGCCTCCCGCCACCGTGTGGGTGCTGATGCCGTCATTGAGGAGCACGTTGCGCTCGGTGCGCGTGAAGCGCTCCGTGGGGTTACCGGGCAGGCAACCCGCCAGGGCGAGGGTCTGGAAGGGCCGGGCCGGGTCCGCGCTCCCATAGAGGGCGATGACGCCCACCTCGGCGGCGGCGCGCACCCAGGTGGCGTCCGGCCCCGCGCATTCGCTGATCGAGATGAACTGGCTGTTCTGGCCCATGCCCAGCGTCGCCAGGGAGCCTTGCGAGCCCTTGGCGCTGGCGAAGGCGAAGCCCTCGATCTCCTCCATGGGACCCCAGCGGTTGGCCAGCTCGGTCTCCATGGCCGCCAGGGTGGCGCCGTCGGTCCAGGGCAGCACGATGAAGTGATACTGGGTGTCGCCCAGGGCGGCGATGGCGGCGGCGATGTTCGGCGCGCCGGCGCCCGCGACCCCGGAGGCCAGGGTCAGCGCCAGGCCGGCGGGCATGACGTCGCTAGAATAATAGGCCGTGCGCACATCGATGTCGGCGCCAGAGAGGCCCGCCCAGTTGCAGGTCAGGGTTACGACGCCCGCCACGGCGGCGGCGACCACGGGCAGATTGGGAAGCGCGTTGATCGCGGCGGCGATGGCGGCGGCCACGCTGGCGACGGCCTGGCCGGCCGTGACGGCCACCGCGACGCTTTGGCCCGCGATATAGAGCGGCAGAGATCCGGCGGCCGTCGGGGCGGCCGTGACCGTGATCGTTGAGGTGGCTTTCACGCCGCCGACCGGATCGGCGACGCTCATGGCCCACGTCTCGGTGACGCTGTTATTGGCGATCAGCGACTGGATCATCTGATCGAGCATCGAGCCCTGGCCGAAGGCCTGGGTGCCCTGGGCGGCCGAGCCTATCAGGGTGGGCGTCAAGTTGGGGACAAGTCCCGTCGCCAGGGCCTGACCCAGCACCAGGATGCGGGTCGGCCACGGCGCGAGACCCTGACCGGCGCGGTCATTGGCGAAGCCGATATAGCTGCCGGGCGTCCGCGTATTGGCGGGGATCGCGAAGGAAAAGCTGAGGCCCATGGTCTTAGGCGTCCTTTACGGCGGCTGTCGCGGCGGGGTCCGGCGCGGCCGTGGCGGCGGCGCCCGGGGCGGGGGATTGAGGCGCGGGCGCGGCGCCCTTCGCGGGCGCGGCCTTGGCCGGCACCGCGCTGGCGTCAGGCGCGGGCGCATCCACCTCGACGACGTCCCCCGCGTCCAGGCGGCGATGCCAATAGCTGCCCCAGGCGACCGTATCGCCCTCGGGCGGCAGCACGCGGCCGGTGTCCGGAAAGCGCACCCGGCGGCCGTCGGCAGGCTTGATGGTCCTGATCTCGCTCATCATTGCTCCAGGGTGACGTGATCGACGGCGCTGGCGGGGCCATCGTCGGGAAGGGGTCCGGTGACCCGGCCATAGGGCGCGGGGTCCCAGTCGGCGTGGAAGGTGTTGAAGGGCGAGATGTCGCCCGGGAAGGCGTCCGTGTCGTAATAGAGCGCGGTCTCGAAGCTGACGGCGTAGAGGCTCATCTGCTTGATCTTCGGGATGTCGCTGGTCTCGACCGGCAGGATCGAGGCGGCCTGGAACGTATCGATGTCGAGACCCAGGGTCTGATCCTGGAGCAGGCGCACCGCATCCTCGGCCATCTGGTAGGACCCAGGCTCGCTGGCCGAGCCGCCCAGCCGCCGCGCCGCCTCGTTTCGCAGGTTCTGGGCCGCCACCACCAGGCCGAAGGCGCAGTGCGCCCGCGACCGGCCGCGAGCCACCCGCTCGATCCTGTGAGCCCCCGCGAAGGTCGCCCAGCAGGCCGGATAGCGCACGACTTCGCTCGACAGATATTCGTCAAACGCCTTGGGCCACGTCTCCATGGTGACATAGCGGTAGGCGATCACGCCGGCCGCCGAGGCCGCCGCGATGCGGGCCAGCATGGCGTTTTCCACCGCGCCGATCATGCGACGGCCCTGGCGATATAGCGCTCGACCTGATCGGCGATCTCCACGCGGTCGCGGTCGGAAACGCCGAGATATGGCCTGGCCGGAATGGTCACCTTGGCCACGCGCCGCCAGCCCACGCCAGGGATATTGAAGGTGAGCATCCCGCCGGCCTTGGCGCGGATGATCCCGCCCACCTGGTGGATGGCCGCGTAGATCAGGTTCGAACCGACGACGGCGGTCTTGTCGTCCGCGTCATGCGTGATCGAGTCGCGCAGGTGACCGTGATCGAGGAGCGTCTTGCCGCCCTTCTTGGTCGCGCGGACCGAGGGCTTCCAGCTCGCGCCATCCGGCGCCACGCCAGTCCGAAACCGTTGGCGGGTGCTCGATTCCAGCACCGCGCCGATGATGTTCATCAGCCGCACCGGTTTGGCGAGGCCGCCGATGACGCGGCCGATCCGCGCCTCGATGTCGTGAAGCTCGGGCGCGCGGAGGCTCATGGAGACGCCCTGGGCCGCCATCAGAACACCCCCAGTTCGCGGCGCGAGAACAGGCGGCCGGGCCCGCTGGTCTCGATGACGTCGGAACGGGACGGCGGCTCGACGCCTGCCGCGTCGATCTTGATCCGGCCGGAGCTGATGCCCTCCAGCGTCTTGATGGCGTCGCGATAGCGGTCCTTCACCTGCTCGGGCGCCTCATCGGCATAGAGCCGGTAGCGGGCGATATCGCAGGTGACCTCGGTGAGGAGCAGCGGGAAGCTGGTGAGCGGCAGGGCGTATTTGGCCGAGACATACCCATCGACCATGGCGCTGGCGGCATCGAGGGCCGGCTGCGCCACGGTGTCATCGATGGCGTCGGCCGGAGGGGTCGAGCGGTCGGTGAGCTGGATAATCTCGGTCTGGCCGAAACGAGCCACCAGATCGGCGATGACGGCGTAATCCATCAGGGCGCCGCCTTTCGGCCGCGAGGCCGCGCCGGTTTCGCGCCCTGGGCCTGAGCCTCGGTCTCGGCCACGTCCATCTTCCCGCGCCAGCCGGGGCCGACGGGGAATTCCAGCGCGATAGCCGGGTCAGTGAGAAGCTGGCGAAAGCCCTCCTCGCCGATCCGGTGAGCGATGATCGAGTCGATCTCGATGACCGCGCGCCCCGCCGCGTCCCTGGCGCAGGCGGCGTCGAAGACGAGGCCTCCCCGGCGATAGGGACAGCGCGTGGAGTGGGCGCGGACGATCACGGGTCAGCCTAGCCAAGCCACGGCACATTCAGGGGCTCGGCGGTCTTCCAATAGATGTTGGAACCGCCGGCGCCGCCGGGCAGGAACTCGGCGTTGAGGATCGCCAGGGCCGCGTTCTCGTTCTCGGGCGAATAGACCAGCAGGTCGGGGATCAGGCCCAGGGGGCGGCCATAGTCGCCCTTCATGCTCATGATCGCCTGACGCGCCAGGCCGTAGTTCGCGGAGGTCAAGGCGTCCGTGCTGCCCCAGCAGAACTGGGGAAAGCCGAAGCCGACATTGTGGCGACCGTCGATCCCGTACTCGAACTCCTTGCGGGAGAAGACGTTGGCGTCATCCGGCTTGTCGCGCGGGATGAACTCGAAGGGCTTGCGCTCCTGCCAGATCAACGGCTTCAGCGGCCGCTTGGAGGCCATCAGGAACCAGGCCGGATTGCCGCCGCCGCCGGCCGTGGCCGGGCAGTTGGCGTAGACCGTGGGCGCGCCGTTCACATCGGTGATCGGGTGCTCCAGCGAGAAGAACGGCTGGCCGTCGAAGCAGGCCGTCGTAAAGCCGGCGGAGAGCAGCCCGAAGGTCAGGCTGTCCATATGGCCCATGGCCGAATAGCCCATCTCCTGGAACATCGGGCCGTAGATGCCGAGATTGTCGTCCTCGATGTCGTTGCGGTCGACGCCGATGGTCAGCTCGAAATCCTTGTTCTTGATGGTGTAGCCGAAGGTGCTCATGTTCTGCACCTGACGGTCGCCCAGCCACTCGCGGACATTGGGCATCTTGCCCAGCCAGCCATATTCGTTCGAGCCGGTGGTGGACGGGACCACCGTGGCCACGCGCTTGAAATAGCTCGGAGCTTGCCCCAGGCCCTGCTGATAGAGGGCGTTGTAGCTGATCCCGAGCGTGCGGAGATTGGCGCCGTTGACGATCATGAGGTGTGCGGTCCCTAAGCGATGTAGCTGATGCCGGTGGCGACCCAGACGCCCACGGAGTCGACGTCCACGATCTTGCCGGCCACGGAGCGGGTGCCCCCGCCGCTGGTCAGGGCGACCGTGTGGTCATCCACGACATAGGCCTGGGCGCCGATATTCGCGGCGGCGATGAGGTCGGCCCCGGCGGAGTTGTCCCACCGGAAGACGCCGGTCTGGACGTCCACATTGAGCGCGCCGTCCGCGCCCAGGGTGTTGTCCACGCGGTAATTGGCCCGGCCATCGGCCGTGAGGGTCGTCGAGGTCGCGCCCGGAACCGCGCGCCCCTGGTTGTCCAGGCACACCAGGGCGCCCGCATAGATCAGGTCGCCGCCCTTGACGGGCCGGGAGTTGCGGTCCCCGTCGCGGCGGACGGTGTTACGATCAGCGCTGAGAGCGGCCATCTAGAGCTTTCCTGCCAGTTGCTTCTTGGAGGCGAGGAACGCCTCCTCGGTGACGCCCATCGCGGCGGCCGTGGCTTTCTCTTCGGGGCTGAGCGGCCCATCGAGATTGAGCTTCGCCCCGCCGGTCTCGACCTTTTCGGGGTCCAGCACGACGGGTGCGCTGCCGACGAAGGCCGCGAAGGCCTCGGGATCGGCCTTATGGAGCGTCAGGGCATAGCCCCGCGTCGCGGGCGTGATCTTTCCGGCCTTGACCGCCGCATCCACGGCGGCCGTTGCCTTCTCCTCGGCGCTGGCCTCTTGCAGGGCCCTTACCCGGCCTTGCAGCTCGGTGAAGACCTCCATGGGCACATAGGCCTTGGGATCGACCGCGCCCGCTGCGGCGGCGGCGATCTTCTCGGCGGCGCTGTCGGCGGTGGCCTTGAGGGTCGCGGCGGCGGCCGTGATCTGCTCAAGCGTCGCGTCTTCCGCCAGGCCCAGGGCCTTGGCGAGGGCTTTTAGGTCCATCTCGTTTCCTTGCGGGTCGGCGCTGGCGACGGCCGCCAGCTCGGTGAAGTTGGGGAGGTTGACGAGGCCGGCGTTCCAGATCCGCGTCAGCCGGCCGGTGGCGGGCTCGAAGCCGAAATAGGGGCTGATGTAGCGATACTCGCGGGCCTTGATCTTGGCGGTGGCCGCCTCGGTCCAGTCGATGGTGGCGAAGATGCCCTCGGCCGTGGCCTCAAGGGCGGTGATCCATCCAGAGGCCGGGGCGGTCCCGCCCACGCCATCCTTCACCGCGAAGGGAATCTGGTGGTCGTAATCCACAGGGATCTGCGTCGCGCCGGCCGTGTCGAGCGAGGCCGCCACGACGGCCTGGGCGTGGGCCAAGTCATCGAGCCGATAAGGCCCGCGACCATCACGGCCCCGCACCGTCCCCATGGGGAAAAGCTGCACCCGCGTCTTGGGCGCGCCGTCAGCCGCGCCGGCGTCCACCGCGTGAGCGGCGAACGCCAGGTTCGGCAGGGTCCGGACGGTGGAGGGTCGCAAGGTCATCGACCCGGACATTCGCCCGCTGACGGGGGCCTCAAACACCCTGAACTAATTCAGGGTGCAGGCGCGCCAGGCGGTGGCGAGA